TTACTTGCCGCAGTTCTTGTCGTTCACGTTCGGCTGCATCGTGCCGGCGGTGCTGTTGTTGGCATCGCCCACCGCGCCTTGCGGACTGTCCGGGCAGTTCTTGTCGGCGTTTGAATTCATGTCGCCGCCGGTAACGCTGCCGGTCGTGCCGGTATCGGGCGCGGCCTGGTCGGGCGGCGGGCTGCCCGGCGTCTTCGGGTCGACGGTGATCGTCTGACCGCTGCCGCCACCCTCATTTCCGGCGGTGCCGGCGGTCTGGGCCATCGCCGCCGTGGCGAGGCCGATGGTCAGGGCCGAAGCCGCAAGAATCCTCGTAAGCATGATTTTCTCCTCTTTTAGAGACGGTCGTCTGTCGCGTTGCGACTAAGGGTGGAACCCATCGGACCAAGGTTGGTTCCGGCAAAAATTTGCTATGCCCTGGCCCGGCGTTTCAATTTATGAGTGTGGCGCGCCGGGCGCTGCGGTTTTGAGGAATGTAGGAAAATATACCTATAAGCTATTGCCCGGTGAAGGCAGCTATGCTACTATTTTGTCCATGGTGCTGATTTGCGCCAACGACCCGCCGCCCGGCGGGTTTTTTTCTCACCGTCCATTCTTTCGAAGCGCTAGCGGGGCGGCGCTCCTCTCTCCTGCGGCGCTTTCAACATTCTGCTCGAGGCCCAGATGCCACGCTATGCCACCATCGTCACCGCCGATGACGGCGCCGAGATCGTCAGCGCGATCGGCGAATTCGAGGGCTCGAGCCTGCCGCGCAACTCGGGCCGCGTCGAGCAGGTCGCGCCGGGCGTGCGCATCGGGATGGTGCGTGGCGGGCCGATCGACGCCGTCGCCGGTTTCGGCTTTCCGGGCCACGGCCTCGGCCCGTCCTCAGTCCGCGCCGCGACGGCGAAGCTGAAAGCAATGGCCGCACCTGCCGCCGATGCCCGGGCCGCCAAGCAGGCCAGCGCCAAGCCACGCAGGAAACCGGCGCGCAAGGTCCGCAAGGTCAAGGCGGCGAAAGCCGCGCCATCGCAAGCGGCCATCCATGGCTGACGAAAGCAGGCGCCGCGCCGGCGCGAAGCGGGCAAGCCGAAAGCCGAAGGGCCCCCAAGCCGGGGCCGCTCTGGCCACTCGCCCGAAGCGCCCGCGAAAAACGCTCGTCGACGATTTCGCGGCAGCCCTTCGCGCCGACTTCCGCGCCCATGGCGCCGGCGTCATCGCCGCGGTGCGGGCCGAAAAACCGGAGCAGTATCTGAAGGTCGTGCTGACGATGCTGCCCAAGGATTTTTCGGCCAAGGAATTCTCGGACGGTGTCGATGCCAATCAAAACAGTCTCGGGCAGTTGAGCGATGAGGAGATCCGCAAGCGCATCCGCGGCCTCGAAGCGAACATCCGCCCGCTCCTTGAAGGCGTTACAGACCTATCTGGCCTTGCTGGAGGAACTGGACCGCAGGCGTCGTCGTAATCGCCTTGCGTCCTATGCGCCGTACGAGCGGCAGGCTGATTTTCACGCGGCAGGGGCAACGAACCGCGAGCGCCTGTTCATGGCCGGCAACCAGCTCGGCAAGACCAGGGCAGGGGGCGCGGAATGGGCCATGCATCTCACCGGCCGCTATCCGGACTGGTGGGCAGGCAAGGTGTTCGACCAGCCTGTCAGGCTCTGGGCCGCCGGCGTCACCGGCGAAGGCACGCGCGACAATCCGCAGCGCGTGCTGGTCGGCCCGCCGCAGCAACAGGCCGAATGGGGCACCGGCATGATCCCGGCCGATGCCATCACCGATACGGTGATGGGGCGCGGCGCGCCGGGAGCGCTGGACAGCGTCGTCGTGCGCTGGGGCGGTGGCGGCGACGTGCAGGCCGGCGAAAGCGTGCTCTCGTTCAAGAGTTACGAAAAAGGTCGCGAGAAATGGCAGGGCGAGACGCTGCACGGCGTGTGGTTCGACGAGGAACCGCCGCTGGACATTTATTCGGAGGGCCTCACCCGCACCAACGCGACCGACGGCATAACGATCGTGACGTTCACGCCGCTGTTGGGGATGAGCGATGTGGTGCTCAGGTTTTTGAGCGCGGAGGCGGTTCAAGGCTTGGGTTCCTCGCCCCCGCAAGGCGGGGGAGAGGTGGCCGCGCAGCGGCCGGAGAGGGGGACTTCGTAGGGCGACAGGCCTTGCGAGTTGCTGTCCGCTCCTTCACCAAAGCCGGCGCTGCCCCCTCTCCGTCACAGCTTCGCCGCACCACCTCTCCCCCACTCACGTGGGGGCGAGGAACTGGAGCTTTCAAAACGATTTCCACCGCTTATGGTGCGCGAATGCGCGGTCGCGGGATTTGCATGCCGTAAGGGATTTCAGGAATGTATGTAGGCCGTTCTTACCGGTTGCTGGACTTCGCGCTCTGGTCGCGGCGCAGCGTCATCTACATGGTCGTGGTGAGCGGGCTGGCGATCGCCGCCTACCGCCTTCCGGCGACAGCTGGGTTCTCGGTGCCATGGTCGGTCGTGCTGGTGCTCGGCACCACGGTGTCGTTGGTCGCCGGGTTCAAGAATTCGCAGGTCTTCACCCGCGCCAACGAGGCCCTGCAAGCCTTTTCACAGATCACCGCCAGCAGCCGGATGCTGTCCGGCTTCTGCCGCGATTTCATGGATGCTGCCGCCGCCCGGCAGCTGATCTATCGCCATCTTGCCTGGCTGACGGCGCTGCGCTTTTCGCTGCGGCGGCCCATGCCTTGGGAATCGCTGGCGAAAGCAGCCAACATCGAGTTCCGGCGGCGCCGCTATCACATCCAGGAGGATAAGACGTCGCTTGCCGAGGAACTGCGTAGGCTGCTGGGCGAGGAAGCCGAAAGCGTGCTGAAATCGCCGCACCCGGCGATAGAACTCCTCGATTTGCAATTGGCCGAGGTCAACGGCTTGCTGAAGAGTTCAGCCGTTCCGACGCAGGTCTACTCCGAACTGGTCAAGCTGATACGCGACTTTCAGGACCAGCAGGCCCGTTGCGATCGCATCAAGAACAATCCCTATCCCCGGCAATACGCGATCGTGAGCTCGATGTTCATGATCATCTTCTGCACCTTGCTGCCCTTCGGGGTCGTTCCGGTCTTTGCCGATATGGCCAAGCTGGGCGGCGTGCTCGGCTGGATTTCGATCTGGCTGACCATCCCTTTCAGCGCGCTGCTGGGCTGGGTCTACATGTCGCTCGACCTGGTCGGCGAAAGCAGCGCCAATCCGTTCGAAGGCAACGCCAACGACGTGCCGATCTCGCAAATCTGCCGCGACATCGAGATCGAGCTGCGCCGGGGGCTTGGCGAGACCGCGCTTCCAGCGCCGCTGGCGCCGGTGAACAACATCGCGACGTGATGGCTCCAGTTCCTCGCCCCGCGAGAGCGGGGAGAGGTGGCCGCGCAGCGGCCGGAGAGGGGCCTTCGTAGGGCGTTTAGCCTCCCGTTCTTCTGTCGAAAGCCGGCGCCGTCCCCTCTCCGTCGCGGCTTCGCCGCGCCACCTCTCCCCGCTCTCGCGGGGCGAGGAAGTGGAGTTGCCATGTCCCAACACGTCACCTTCATGACCATCGATGATGCCGGGCACTACAGCCCAGAGCAGCGCGCTGCGATCGTCGCCGCCTATCCCGAGCATGAGCGAGTGGCCCGCGCGAAAGGCATTCCAGTGCTGGGCTCCGGTCGCATCTTTCCTGTGCCGGAGGAGATGATCGCCTGCGAGCCTTTCAAGTTGCCGCGCTGGTGGCCACGGATCGGCGCGCTCGATTTCGGCTGGGACCATCCTTCCGCCGCGGTCGAGCTCGCCTGGGATACCGAGGCCGATGTCGTCTACGTCACGAACGCGAACCCGTGCGCCTGGCGACGACCGCGAACATCAGCCTTTACGGCCTGCAGACCATCGACAGCGTGCTGACGGAAGTCGGCGTCCGCGTGCTGGTCAAGGACCAGGCCGACCCGACCGAGAACGGCATCTACACCGCAAGCGAGGGCCAGTGGTTCCGCGCCGCCGATGCCCGCACCGCGCGCACGATGCAAAAGGGCACGACCGTGCATGTGCAGGAGGGTGCCGTCTCGGCCGATCGCGTCTATGCCTTCGAGACGCAGGATCCAGCGATCGGCGCCGACCCGATTGTGCTTAGCTTCTATCTCTCGCAGGACACGCTCGGCGACGCCGTGAATGCCGCCAATGCCGCCGCCGCGAGCGCGGCCGCAGCACTGACTTCCAAGAATGCCGCCGCCACCAGCGCCACCAATGCGGCAGGCTCGGCGACCGGGGCGGCCGGCTCCGCCACCGCCGCGTCCACTTCCGCCACCAATGCCGCGACCAGCGCCACCAATGCCGGCAATTCGGCGACGGCGGCGGCCGGCTCCGCTTCCGCGGCCTCAGGTTCGTCCACCAGCGCCGGCACATCGGCAAGCGCAGCTGCCGGCTCGGCTTCCGCCGCATCGAGCTCCGCCACCGCCGCTTCCGGATCCGCCACCAGCGCCGCGACGTCGGCCACCAACGCGGCGGCGAGCGCCGTTGCGGCGGCCAATGCGGTGGCGGCTTTTGGCTACACCTTTTCCACCAGCACCGCCGACGCCGATCCCGGCAACGGCACGCTGCGGCTGAACAACGCCAGCGCCGCCTCCGCCACTGCGGCCTATATTGACAACCTGGACTCCGGCGGCGCCACGGTGAGCGGCGTGGTCGACGGCTTCGACGACAGCACCAACGTCATCAAGGGCCAACTGACGCTGCGCTCAAAAGCGTCAGCCGCCATCGCCTACGTCTACAACGTCACCGGCTCGGTGGTGGATGGGACGGGCTATCGAAAACTGACCCTGGCCTATGTCAGCGGCGCCGGCACCTTGCCGACGACCACCGACGGCATCTGGCTGATTTTCGCCCGCGCCGGCGACAAGGGCGCGGACGGCCTGGGCAGCGGTGACTTCACCGGCCCGGCCTCCTCGGCGACTGACAATATCGTGACCTTCGCCGGTACCACGGGCAAGACCGGAAAGGATAGCGGTGTTGCGGTGGCAAGCCTGGTCGTCGGGCCGGCCTCGGCCGCGACCGACAACATCGCCACGTTCAACGGCACGACCGGGAAGGTGGTGAAGGACAGCGGCGTGGCGGTGGCTAGCCTGGCGCCGAAGGCCAATGCATCCTTCACCGGCACATTTAGCCCGCCAACCAATGCCATTGCATTGAACACCCTCGCTGATAGCACCGCTGTGTCGGTCCTTGGTCGTTCGGCCAATTCGATCGGCGCACGGGCGGACATCGCGGCTGGCTCCGATGACACGATCCTGCGGCGCGTGTCCTCGGCACTCGGCTTTGGGCAGCTCACCGCCGGCATGGTGCCGGCCGGGCTGGTGACCTATGCCATGCTCGCGTCCGGTGCCATCGCATCCAACAGCGAGTTCCAGCTTGGAACGGCAAGCAAGCTTCTGACGGCGGCCGCATTAAAGTCGGCCGTAGCCTATCAGACGCTTACGTCCGGCGCATCCGTCTCTTGGGATATGTCGCTCGGCAACAATGCTTCGTTGGCGGCTGGCACGAACGTGACGATCGGCAATCCGACAAATGCGGTGCCGCAGTTCGGCTTCGTGCTCAAGATCACCGCGGTGACGTCCGCTCGCACCGTGAGCCTGAGCGCGAATCTCGTGCCCGCTGCGGGCGTCGAGAGCTTTCCGATCACCATCCAGACAACGGAAACCGTCTTCCTGGCCGGCTTTGTCGATACGACGAGCCGCCTTGTCATCACCAGTGTTTTAAGAACCTAACAGGAGAACTCGATGTCCATTCTCGTCCGCAAGATCAATGACGTTTGGCAGGAGTGGCACGGCTCCTCGATCGTGACCCAGACGGTCGGCACCTACACTGCTGTCTATGGTGACGGCCGGCAGGTGGAGACGCCATGCGATCCCTATCCTGTCGAAATCCAGATGAACGGCGACAGCCTGCGCGGCTTCTACGACCAGGGCCTTTGGACGATCGACGAAGTCGAGGCGGTGGGCGGCAGGATTGCTGTGCCCTTCGAAGCGCCGGAAGGAAAACAGGTCGTCGGCGCACCGTCCTATGTGGAAACCGGTGAAGTGATCCAACAGGTCTATCAGGTCGAGGATACCCCGCCGCCACCGGAACCGCCGACGGCAGAGGAGAAGGTCGGTGCTATGCTGGCTGGCTACGATCTTTCGATCAGCGAATTGAAGTCGATCCTCGGGCTGGGCATCTAATGTATCCCGGTATCATCCCAAAGATCGTCGCGCCGCCGCAGAAGAAGGCGACCATGCTTCTGCATTTCGACGGGGCCAACGGCTCGCAGGTTTTTGTCGATAGCTCGCTCAACAATCTCGCCATGGGGTTTGGAGGTAACGTGCAAATCGACACGTCTACGTCGGTCTTCGGAGGAAGTTGCTGCACCTTTGATGGGGTTGGCGACTACCTTTACTGCGACCATCCGACGGCACTCAAATTGCCGGGGGATTTCACGTGTGAGGGTCGCATGCGATGCACTGCGGAAACTACAAACTCGCGCCCGGTATTCGATATGCGAGGCGGCACGAACAATGCCGGGTTCTTCGTCAATCTCAATCCGAGTGAGCAGTTAGATATCTACATTGATGCAAATGATGGCGCCGGTGGCGTCAAGCGCGCCACGTCCGGCACGCTCACCGCTGGCACTTGGTATCATTGGGCAATCTGCCGCGCCTCGGGTGTGATCCGCTGCTTTCTCAACGGCACGCAATTTGGAAGCAATTTCTCCACCTCGGTTGCCTGGGATAGCACGTCGCTGAACATCGGAACTTTCGTCGGTGAGCGGGACATCGGCGGGCCGGATCACAAATACAAAGGGAATATGGACGAGATTCGGATCTCGAACAATCTTGCCCGCTACACCGCCAACTTCACACCGGGCGGTTCTGCATTTGATCGCTACGACTAATTGTTCATCTGGACATCTGGCATCGGCCGCGCGTACTAACGTCGGCGGTTTGCGCGGGACATAATCAGAATGGGATTTGCTACGGGCGACAGACAGCGTTTGTTGGCGCTCGATGGCCTTCGCGCCTACGCGGCAATCGCGGTCATCTTCTATCACGGTATCCTTCATTTTGATGAGGGGTTGATCCAGCGCGCTTTGTTCAAGACGTTCTGGGAGGTAACTGCAACGGACCAGTGGCCCAAGCTCTGGCTCTCGATTTTCAACGGCACGGCGGCGGTCGAGTTGTTCTTCCTCCTAAGTGGTTGCGTCTTGATCCGTTCCCTTTCTGACATTGGTAATCCGTGGCGTGCTGGCGCATCGTTTGCTGTGAAGCGCGTGTTTCGCATCTATCCAGGGCTCATAGCCTGTGTGCTGGCCGCGGCATTGCTTCAGGCATGGCCTATCTCGTGGTCGGAAGCCTGTGCGAACATGGCCCTGTGGTCCTATGCAGTCATCCAACCAAGTTGGACACTGCAGGTGGAAATGCTCGCCGTCCCACTGATGTTGCTGGCTGGAGTGTTTACGCTTCGGTGGGGCATGTGGGGCACTCTTGCAGTGCTCGTTTACACATGCATCGCTCGGAAAAATCCCGAACTGCTCGGAGTACAATTGCTCTCAGATTACGGGTATCTGTTCATCTTTGGTGCCTTGGTGCCGAGCGGGCTGGGTGCCTTTGCTGCCAAGTTGGCAAGGCCGATAGGATGGGCGCTACTTCTCGTCGCTTTCCTGTTGCTTAGGCAATTCGTGCACGGCCTTGAGCTTCTGACGGCAGCGTTAGGTTTTGTGCTGCTCGCGCTGTTGTACCACGATGACAGGGTGGCTTCGTCACCGGTCTTAGTTTCGCCTCTTCCCGCATTTCTCGGGCGTGTGAGCTTCGGCCTCTACCTGTGGAATGTCCTCTTTCTCAACGCACTTCACAATGTGCCGCCAAGTTGGCTTCCGTCGGATGCAGTGCTGGCGGGCATTCTGGTATCTCTCGTCATTATCCCCCCGAGCGTCTTCTTGGCAGCCGTCAGCTACCGATTGATTGAGCTGCCCGGAATTGCGCTCGGGCGAAAACTCTCTCGCGCCATAGTTAAAGGCGCACCGCGTTTAGAAGCCGCGTAGTTCTCGCCACTGCACCTTTAGTTTTGGTCGCTGACCGGAGTGCGCGAGCGCTTCGTCTCGCCGCATGTTCCTTCGCACCCCTGAATCCTCAAGAATCTGCCCCCCCGGGCGGAAAGGAACACCCATGGACCGCAACTTCGCGCGTGCCCTTTCGCTCGTCCTCTCGTCCGAAGGCGGCTGGTCGGACAATCCCGCCGATCCGGGCGGCGCGACCATGAAGGGCGTCACGCTCGCCAATTTCCGCCGCTACGTCAAAGCCGACGCCACCAAGGCCGATCTTCGCAAGATCAGTGATGATCAGGTGGCCACGGTTTACCGTCGTTTCTATTGGGATGCGGTCGTCGGCGCCGGCCTTCCTGCCGGCGTCGACTATGCCGTCTTCGACTTTGCCGTGAACAGTGGGCCGGGCAGGGCGGCGAAATATCTTCAAGCTGTTCTCGGCGTTGCCCAGGACGGCCGCATCGGCCCGGCCACGCTCGCCGCGGCAAGGGGAAAACCCGCCGGTGTCGTCATCGACGCGCTCTGCGATGCGCGGCTTGCCTTCCTCGAAAGGCTGCCGACGTGGCCGAGCTTCGGCCGGGGCTGGAGCGCGCGTGTCGCCTCGGTGCGCCGGCAGGCGCTGCTGATGTCGGCCACGCCGCTGACGACGACGATATCCGTGCCGACGGCGCCAGCATCCGCCGATGGTGCGGGGCCAACCGCGGCGCCCGCGCACGCAGGGTCGCATGCCGGCGGTGAGGCGCCCGCCGCGCCACCCAAATCCGCATCGCCCACCAAAGCAACCGGCATCCTTGCGCTGATCGCGCTGGCGTTCGGCGCCCTGGCTGCCTGGGCCATGCATCTTCTCTGCAATCTCTTCGGAGTGCTCTGCCAATGATTGCCGTCATCATCCGCATCGCCCTGCGCTATGGCGCGGGCGTGCTTGTCGCCCGCGGCCTTCTGGGAGCCGACGAAGCCTCGGCGTTCTCCGCCGATCCCGACATTCAGATGGCGCTGGAGACCGGTCTCGGTCTTGCCATCGCCGCCGCGGCCGAATGGTGGCACCTGCTCGCGCGCCGGTGCGGCTGGGAGCACTGATAATGGAAAATCTCAAGTCTGTCCTCGCCCAACTGCTCGAGCAGACGAGGTCGTATGTGATCGTCGGCGCCATCTGCTTCGTCGCCGGTCTTCTCATCGGAGCGCTGCTATGAGTGCGCTGCTGGCATGGCTTCTCACTAACCCGACAATCCTGGCCATCGGCGCCGGCCTTGTCGGCGCCCTCGGCTGGGGCTTCCACCAGCGCCTCGCCGGCGCGCGGGCCGAGCGCGGCAAGCAGGCTGAAGCCGAGGTCGCGGCCCGCAATGTCGCCGACCAGGTCGACAACGATATCGGCGCTTTGCCGGCTGAGGCGGTCAGAAAGGAGCTGAAGTCATGGGCAAGGGACTGATCGTCGCCGCCATCGCCGCCGCGCTTGCCGGCTGCACGACGGCCAGGGGCGGCTTCTGCGTCGTCGCCTCGCCGATGCGCCTCTCCGCGAGCGCGGTCGACAGCCTGTCTGACCAGGAGGCGAGGGCGCTGCTCGCCCACAACCGCAAGGGCGAAGAACTCTGCGGCTGGAGGCCGTGATGCACGACATTTTCGATCTTCTGGGCATCAAAGGCCAGGTCGTGGCGGCGGGGCTCGCCGGCGGCGTGCTGCGGGCGCTGTCGCGCCATCGCTATAAGCTGCGCGAAATGGTTGCCTCGCCGATCTGCGGCGCCCTGGCCGCCGCCTATCTGACATTGCCTGTCGTCGCCTGGGTCCGGGCAAGCAGCCTGCCGATACCCGATACAGCCGATGACACCACCACGCTTGCCGCCGCTTTCCTCATCGGCGTTTGTGCGATGTGAATTTCGGATATCGTCTTCGAGGTGGTGGTGCGGAGATTCAGGCAAACGCCGGATTCGTGATCGCGACAGCGTCGAAGCCGTGCAAGCATATATTTTCGAAACAGACAGGGGCAGACCGTCCACGCCGGATACTTCGATGCCGGTGTCAGCGATTAGCCGCTCGAACCGCTGGAAGAACCCGGCCGCAACGCCTATCTATGGAGCAATCCAAAGGAGGTGTGACATGGCTTCTTCCACCGAACGCGCGGTCCTTGCGGGCGGCTGCTTCTGGGGCATGCAGGATCTGATCCGGCGCCTGCCCGGCGTGATCTCAACGCGAGTGGGCTACAGCGGCGGCGATGTACCGAACGCCACCTACCGCAACCACGGCACCCACGCCGAGGCGATCGAGATCAACTTCGATCCGGCCAGGACAAGCTTTCGCACATTGCTCGAATTCTTCTTCCAGATCCACGATCCGACGACAAGGAACCGCCAGGGCAACGATATCGGCATGAGCTACCGCTCGGCAATTTTCTACACCAGCGATGAACAGAAGCGGATCGCCGAGGACACGATAGCCGACGTCGACGCGTCCGGCCTGTGGCCTGGCAAGGTCGTCACCGAACTCGCCCCGGTCGGGCCTTTCTGGGAAGCAGAGCCCGAGCATCAGGACTATCTCGAGCGCTATCCCAACGGCTACACCTGCCATTTCGCGCGGCCGGGCTGGAAGCTTCCGGCCCGCCAACAGGCGGTCGCGTCATAG